TTATAAATTCATAGCCTCTTCAAAAACTTCAACTGATTCTATTTCTAATTCTTCAAAAGTATGGCTATAGATATCATTAATCATTTGAGGGCTGTTCCCAAGACGATCAGCTATTACTTTGACTGGAATTCTTTTGCTTATAAGTATAGTCGCATGAGTATGCCTTAAACCATGAACAGTTATTTTTTTTAGTTTTTGATTATCAGCGACAGTATTTACAGCATAATTAAGTGAGTTAGGTGATATAGGTTTTCCGCTTGTCCGACTGATTAATATGAAATCTTCTTCTTTTAGAGGTTGACCAAAGGAAAGCTTTAATTCTTTACACCATTTTTGATATAATTTTAATTGGTTTATTACTTTCCCCCCGACTTTTATAGTGCGGTAACTATTATTAGTTTTTGGGGGGCGTAAACCATCATAATCACGGGTTTTGTTTATTGTGATTCTGAATTTGTTAAAATCAATGTCTTTCCATGTTAGACCTAACGCTTCACCCTTACGCATACCTGTACTTGCAAGTATGAGAAGTGCAGTATAATGTGAAATACTTTTAAGCGCTTGAGCGCCTTCCAGAAAAATGCTTAATTGTTCAGCAGTATAAAAATTATCGACAATCAGAGTGCTTGGATTGTCTTTTCTTATTTTCACCTTTTTAAAGCGGTTTTTCTTTATTATTTCGTTTTCGACAGCAGCATTAATTCCGATTTTGAAGATTGTATGGTACGCATGAACCGTACTGGGAGTTAATTTGTCTAATAACTTATTAATAAACTTCTTCTTATATGTTGCTGCGTCTAGGTTATTGATCTTTATATTCCCCAACAAAGGTTTGATGTGGTTCTCTATTGTGAAAACCCTCGCTTTGATAGTGGGCGTTTTCCATTGATCTCGGTTTGTCTCCATCCAAATATCAAACCATTTAGAAATAGTTAAATTTGTACTTTCTATTTCTTTAATCTCTCCATCTAATATAGAAGATTTAACCTTTAAAAGCATTCTATAGGCTTCGCTTTCACTTTTGAAACCTTGTTTCGAGGCTTCACGACGCTTGCCAAATTCATCATAATAACGGTATCGATAGCACCACCGTTTTTCATTTTTAGCATTATAATAATAAAACAAATGATCATCTTTATTGCTTTTTTCCATCTTCATTGTATCAGCCCTTTCCACGTGGACAGACGCATTAAAAGGGGCGTTTATTTAGGCATCACCACCTCAAAATTTTCAATGACTCCTAAAGGCTCGAAACAAATAGTATGCTTTCCTATTTGTTTATATAAGCCATATTTCTCCTTATATCTTTTTAGAGCATCTTCAAGGAATTGTTCAGTTACATTCAAGTATTCAGCTAATTCAAAACGATTTCTTATTCCTTCTTTTTGTGCATCAATTAATTTTTCCAGCGGGAACAACAACTTGTAGCCCCATTCACGTGCACGCAATTCTTGTTTTTTGTTTGGTAATTTATTTTGATTTGATATATTTCCGAAGGTTGTATGATGATGTCCCAATTCTTCTGCTAAGATACAATTCTTTTCTATCGTGGACATCTTTTTGTCAATTAAGATATGACTGTCAACGTAGAGACCTTTGGTTGTTCCTTTTGTATCTTTTTCATATACAAACACATTCCATGACTGCGCTTGCTCTAATAATTGTTCGTAATTAAACAATAACAGTCACTCCTATTTCTTGTTTCTTTTTGATTTAACAAATTGAATAAAGTCGTATACCATTTCTTTTTCTTCTTTGCTTAAATCTGAACCATCACGGTGAAAAGCTAAAGTCATATTGTCTATTTCATCTAAATTAACTAATTCTTCTTTATCCTTAGTTCTACCTAACAAATAATCAGTTGAAACGTTGAAAATTCTACTCATATCTAAAACCACTGAACCTGGAGGAACAATTCTTCCCCCCTCGTAGTTAGCAATATTGGTCCGTTTCATTTTTAACATTGTTGCTAATTCTTCTTGTGATAGGCCTATTTCTAACCTACATTCTTTGATCCGCTTCCCTAGTTCTTTCTTTTCATTTTCCGTCATTATTGATCCTCCTGAAAAAAATTCATTTAAAATGACGTTTTTTTAGTTGACGTTTATATAAATGACGTGTTACGATCTAAGTGTCAATTAAAAGCACAATAAAGGTGGTGAAAATTATGCAAGATACACGTCGTCGAGAAGTTTTCCGTAAACTTCGTAAACAATATAAAGTGTCACAACGCCAAGTCTCTATTGATTTAAATATTAGCGAAAATCATATACGAAACATAGAAGCTGGCAGGGGAAACCCTGACGCAAAACTCCTTTTTAAAATATCGAAATACTTTAACACTTCACCTGAAAAGTTGTTTCCTGATCTATTAGATGTAGAAGTAAAAGTATTAAAGCTCCGATAGTCATTATTATAAACCGTCATTTAAAATAACGCAATAGTGTAATTACAGTTTTCTGTAATTTGCCTGAAAGGTGGAAAAGTATGCAATTTGCAGAGTTGAATATAAGCCTTAATCAAGATGAATTACGGACTTATATTAATGATCAACTAAATTCCGCAATCGCAAAAACTTTGTTCACTTGGGACATAGATGAAATGTCAAAGAGAACATGCATGAGTAAGAGCTTTTTAGAAAACGAATTTTTGCATGATCCAAGAATGAAGTTACTTGAAAGACGTAAAGAACGTGGCAAGCGGTTTTGGTTCTATGAAGAATCAAAAGAAGCCATGAAACAAATTATGGATGAATGGTAAAAAACAGCGTGGACAGACGCATTTGAGGAATTTTTAAAATTGCTGCAACTCGTTTTCTTAAATGGCCACTCTTTATTTACAGGTCGTTTTAAAACTCACTCCTCAAACTTGGGGAATGATAAATAACTTGAAAAACAGGAGGAACAACATGAATAACAATTTACAAGTAATTGAGCAGAATGGACAGCTTTTGGTAGACAGTCGAGAAGTAGCGGAGATGACTGGCAAACTTCATAAAAACCTTGTGAGAGATATCGAAGGATATTTAAAGGTTTTGGGTCAAAGCTCAGATTTGAGCTCTGATAGATTCTTTATTGAAAGCACATATCAAGCAGGGACGGGAAAACTTTACAAGCATTATTTACTCACTAAACAAGGTTGTGAAATGGTTGCAAACAAAATGACAGGCGAGAAGGGCGTATTGTTCACCGCTGCATACGTGACCCAATTCAATCAGATGGAGCAGAACCTACAAAACTATTCGCACCTTAGCCCGCAGCTTCAACAAATGATTCGACTCGAGCAAAGACAGAACGAAACGGATGAGCGGATTGGCAAACTAGAAAACAATTTATCTATCAATGCGTATCAGCAAACTGTCATTCAGAAAAGAATTAACAAGCGTGTATATGAACTTGTTGAGCGATATGGAGAAGATTCAGAAGGTAAACGCCGTATGTTCTCAAGTATCCACCGCAATTTTAGGGACGCTTTCGCAGTACCGACATACAAGGATTTGAGAAAGCTAGACTTTGAGGAAGCTATTTCATGGATTGGCACATGGCGACCGTTGATCTAAACAAAAATTTCACTCCTCAAAGTTGTGGAGTCAAAACAAACAGAAAGAAGGTAGAACAAATGAAATTGTTGATAGAAAACATTTGTCCCGAGCCAGTAGATCGTGAGAGTTTTATCCGAAATACCCGATCCGTTGTCGAACGTAAAGGTCTTGTCATGTTCAACAGGACAGAAGGTTATAACAACGGCATTATCTTTGAAGTTGTTGAACTTGCAAATCATCATTGTGGCAAGGCCATCAATAGCTTTGATATGAACGGTGTTCCGTGTGTCCTGCGATTGAGAGAAGCGACAGAACAAGAAATACTAAACGTCAAGGCAAAAGTGAAGGAGTGCGAAGGCGCAAGCATTCCGTCAGAGGTTTCTATATCAATTGACAAGATCGAAACGCAGGAGGTAACGGCATGAGCGACAAGCATAAAAAAACAACCCCTGTGGCAACAAGGGTTGTGATGAGGTGGTTTTATGAATAATAGACATTTCCATCTTTTTGGAATTATTATCAGCGGGATATGTGTCGTCATTTCCGTAATTGCATTCTTAATATCCTTATAAATCGCTTCTAGCTGCTTTCATTTTAATGGAATACGTTTTTCTAGATGTTTTTACTATTAGAGAACCATCTATTTCCGAGGAATCAGTTCTTAGTTCTTTAATTGTAGTAAAGACAATTACTCCATATTCAGAAGAGTAAGGGCTTAAATTAACTGGTGGTTTCAGAAGTTTTGCATCACTAACATTAATAGACATATTGCTGCCGATATTATATTGCTGGGCAGGTCTATGATGTCCTTTCATAGATATTTTTTCTCCGATATCTTTTGAAACGAAATTGTATTCATAGATGGATATAGGCTGCTCACTCTTGTTTACAAGATTTAACTCAATAATTAGCCTGTAAGGACTTGCATACCTATCTTGATTTCCTTCTATTCTAAACAGATAGGAATTTAAAACATCAATTTTCACTTTAGGAACAGTATGTAGATATTTAAGTAAATGAATACCCAAAGTAAATAGAGAAACAGCTATAGCCACCAATGAAAGGATTGTTGCAAGATTCATAATTTCACCTCCTATCTAAAACCGATAGGAACATTATACCAGCGTAAGAGATTAGCAAAAAGATAGAATTGAAATATTTTCTAAAAATTGAACCAAACCAATATTGGAGTGGTTAAAACAGGAGGATAAAACAAATGACAACAATTACAACATGGAATAAGAGACTAAAGAAGGTTTACGCCGAGGTGAAGGAGATTGAACCGCTTTTAACCGCTGCTATCAAACAGTATGAAAGCATGTATTCACACGGCGTTAAAAAGATCATGCAGGCCAATTTGAAAGAAATTATGGTAGGAGTGCCAAAGGAAGAAGCCGTTGAATTATTGGGACCAAAGTTACTAGATGTGTTTGAGTGGAACGGCGTTCTACCAGTAGAGAAATACAGCAAATTCAATGCTTTGATTTGGTCCAAACGTATTCAAAGAGAACTGGATCAGCAGGATGAAGTCATTAGGTATTATCGAAATCGTCTATGGAGAATCCATTCTTTACTTGAAAAATTAGGGGAAGCGTATAAAAAGAATTACGAAAAGAAAAAAGTGAGAAAAGTCTTTGAGTTGATGCATCAAGTGACATACCTTATTTTCATGCGACCTTATCGTACTACGGATATTGCTTATCTTATTGAAATGTGTTTCTTCACAATGAGCAAAAACGACTTCTTATCATTGTTAACAATTGATCACAGCAAAGAAAGAGCGGAAGAAGTGAAAAGTTACATTGATTCTATCCCCACAAAAGTGGATTTTAATACGTTTTGTCACTTTGTTCATGATTGGGTATTAGAGGATGAAAATAGTGCTGTGTTTTTCTCAATCCTTTCACACATAAATGTCGAGGCAGCAGTTCAAAGATATGACAAATATAAGTTAGAACAAGCTAAACAAAAAAGCTGACCCACTCGGGATCAGCATAGATTTCTTACTTGTCATCATTATAGGGACATGCAAGTAAGGAAGAGTATCGGGAAGCTCCTACACTTCCCGATATTGAATAGACTTTAACACGATTAACAAAAAAATACAATAATCAAATTTGAGATAAAAAGGGGATTTTTCAAATGAAATTAATGGGGACACCTTCAAAGGTATTCAAAGCGAGAGCGAAGCTAGAGCATATCGGTCGTCAAGATGAAAAAGAAGCTTACATGTATGATGCGGGCATGGTTTCTGTTCTAAAATTTGTTGCTACCAAAATACTTTATGGTCCTCAAGGTCCGCTTACCGCTGACATTGAATGGTCTGAATCAACAGTACAGGCACAAGAAAATGTAGATGATTTATACGAGAAACTAGAAGAATTGTTGTCTCACTCAAAAAATCTATTGAAAGACTTTGATTCAGCGCACGCAGCAAAAGCGGGTCTTGAGGTAGAAGACGCTTTTGTAACGGGATTTGTGGCAGGTTTCCGCTACTTGATGGATGAAGCAGCGTACAGCAAGAACGTAAATTTTCTAAAGTAAGGTGATTGTGATGATTGGTTGGATTAAGCTTCATCGGAGCATACAAGATCATTGGATATATCAAGAAAAAAGGAAGTTTTCTAAATATGAAGCTTGGCTCGATTTACTTATGAAAGCCAGTCATAAAGATTATAAATTCGTGTCAGGAAATGACTTGCATGAATTGAAAAAGGGCGAGCTAGTGACTTCTATTCGCAAACTTGGTATTCATTGGTCTTGGTCAAATACAAAGGTTTCGCAGTTTCTCGACCTGTTAAAAAGCGACGGGATGATCGAATATAAAAAAGACACAAAAAAGACGCTTATAACCATTGTCAATTATGGGGTTTACCACGATTCAGAAAATGAAAAAAAGACACAAATCGAACACGAAAAAGACACGAACCGAACACAAAAACATACAAACAAGAATGTAAAGAATTATAAGAATGAAAAGAAGATAAATAATTCTCGTCACAAGTACGAACCTTGTGACATGGAGAATGCCAATTTGCTTTATCAAAAAATACTTGAAAATAATCCGCAAGCTAAAAAGCCGAACTTAGAAAAATGGGCTAGTGATTTTAGGTTGATTAGACAGATCGACAAGCGGACGGATGCACAGGTGAAGTATTTGATTAACTGGACGCAAAAAGATAGTTTTTGGAAATCGAATATATTAAGTCCTGCAAGTCTAAGAAAGCAATTCGATAAATTAACCGTAAAAATTAAAAGCGATAGAGAAGCAGCAAAGAGAAAAGTGGCTGTGAATGAAAAGGAGTTTGATTTGACAGATGACTAAAGCAGAGACACTTGAATTGTTAAAACTAATCAAGACATATTACGAGCATTTTGAGTTTGATCAAACAAAGCTAGACGCATGGGCAAGAATCTTAAAGCCCGAGAATTACGAGAAGATCGAGGCGAATTTGATCGTTTATGTGAAATACAATCAGTTTCCGCCTAAAGTTGCTGATCTAATCAAAGCGAAAGAGGCAAGAAAAGACCGATCCGCTGCCATACCGAACGCCGAGGAAACTCAAAACTATCTTGCTGAAATGGACAAGGCTGAACCAACCGAGGAAGAACAAGAGCAGATCGAGCGGCATAAAGCAGAGATACGAAAGGTACTTGGGATAGGTGATCTATCATGACAGGAGCGGTATTTTATTACAACGATGAAGCGGAACAGCAATATCTAGGCGCAATCTTACAAGAGCCGGATTTGATTAAATATTCGCAGCTCAAACCGCTGCATTTCTACCGACAACAAAATCAATCCATTTTCAAAGCCTTTCAAGAGCTTGATAAAAAGGGCGAACCTATTGACCTAGTCGCAATTATTGAACATGTTGGGCGTGAAAATATAAAAAGTATAGGCGGTAGAGAATACTTATCCGGGTTGATGAACACGGCAGCCACCACCGCAAGACAGTCCTACTTTGAAAATGTGATCATTGAATACTGGCAAAAGCGAGAGATTGCAAAAATAGCCGCTGACCTTAAAGAATCATCCAAAAGTGAGGACACAAGTCAAGTTATTCAAGAAGGTATTAGCTCTCTCATGAGTTTAGAGGATGCGACTGGCACGGATGATGATGGGTCTATCAATAATGATCTTGTTGAAATCTATCAGGAGTTAGAAACACCTAAAGGTGATGTAACTGGTATGCCTAGCGGTTTTACTGAATTGGATCGAATGACGTCGGGTTTTCAGAAGCAAGAATTTATCATCGTCGCCGCTCGTCCATCCGTAGGAAAAACCGCCTTTTGTTTGAATGTCGCAAGTAACTTCATGGAAAACCCGCTCAACTTAAATAAAGGCGGAGCGGTTGGCATCTTTTCGCTTGAAATGTCACGTAAGCAATTAATAAAACGGATGCAATCAAGCATAGGAAACATTAATGCTCAATCCATTCGCACGAGTAATTTAAACGCTGATGAGTGGGGCAGATTAAGCAAAGTGAACGGGGTTTTAGATAGTGCCGCTCTTAGAATATTTGATCAACCAGGCATGACGATTAATGACATTTGGGCAAAGGCTCGCAAGATGAGAAGGGAATTTGAAGGCAAGGACATGATGATCATTATTGACTATCTGCAATTGATCGTCGGAAATCCAGTCCACAGAGGAAATAGAACAGCAGAAATCGGAGAAATTAGCCGTATGCTCAAGCAGATGGCGAGGGAATTGGATATTGCTGTCATAGCATTGAGTCAGCTTTCACGTGGAGTTGAACAACGCCAGGATAAGCGCCCTATGATGTCAGATATTCGAGAATCAGGGCAGATCGAGCAAGACGCTGATGTGATAGCCTTCCTTTATCGTGATGATTATTACGACAAAGAGTCAGAGAATAAAAACATAATTGAAGTTATCATAGCAAAACAGCGGAATGGTCCCGTTGGTACTGTGTCACTAGCGTTCGTCAAAGAATATAACCAATTCGTCAATTTGGAATATAGGCAATCGTCATGACGGTCAAAGATTGGTATAACGAGGCGATGACATTCAATTATTACGCCTTGATATTGCTAATCGAATTTCTTGTTTACGAAAAGGCAGTAATAAAATGGACGGACCAAGATGAAAAACTTTTCTTTTACCTACAGCCGAAATTTAAAGAAAAGATGAATGAGCATTTAAAGAACTATCATACAAAAATTCAATTGGAGGAATCGGGCATATGAACAATGCGAAAGAGCGACTACTACTCTTTTATATCGTGTTCGGATCAATTTCCATTTTAGCATTTATGAATATGAATTAAGGAGGCAATGAAGGACTTGAGATTACAAGACATTCCAAGTAAAATTATAGATATTGAGACTTTTGACACAAGAAAAGAGCCTATAGTTTTTGTTTTATCTAATGGCCTATTGAAATATGCACCGCTGCCGCCACATGGTGAAACGAAAATTGTCACTCACAATAACAAAGTGACTCGATTGCTTTATAACGAAGGCGAATTATTTGAATAAAAACGTTCTACCGGAAAGCCGGGGGACACTGATCATGACAGCGAAGCGCTGTATGGTTGGTGTCCCTTTTTTTATTTCAGAAAAGGAGAAACCAAAATGAAAACGTTGAGAGCTGCTTTTATAAAAGCGGGTTATAAATCTATGCCAAAAAAAAGAACTGACGTTCCTGAGAACAAATGTACTCGAAATCACACGCAGGAGCTTTCAGAAAAAGAAATAAGAGAACTCATGGGTGTTTACCGCCCAACATATAAAAGAGGGCGTGGCGGGGCATTTAAAAGCAAATAAAAGGGGAGGTATTCTTATGTTAGGTGAACCGCCTGCAATTGATAAAAAGGAAACGAGAAAAAGAGTTGAAAGGATTCTCGATAACTATCGTTTGTATCTTCTCCAAGTCCCGGACGATATGCTGCCGAAAATAACAGGAGGATTCAGCATAGTGCCGCCCGCTACTACCAACGCCTTCCGTTCGTCCACTGAAAGCACAGCTCTTAAACGTATTGAATGGGAGCAGAAACGAAATGCCTTTCTTGAGAAGGTGCAAAAGGCTGTCAATCGTCTTCCGTATAATGAGAGACAGATCATTATAAAACGTTACATGCAGCAAGAACCTGTTTTCGATTACCAGGTATACAATGAAATCGGCATGAGTGAAAGGTCGTATACACGTTTGAAAGGAAAGACGTTCCTGGACCTGGCGTATGCGCTCAATGAAGTTGTATTTAAAGCACCCGTTTAGAGGTGTTTTTTTCGTTCGACAAATTTCGCGGATAGTATCATATGTTGGCTTTTTGCCGATAAAAAGCTGGGAGGTGAAATATGCTACTTACTCGTAAAGACATCATACTAATATCTAACATTATATTTTTAATTTTAGTTGATCTACTTATTCTTTTTGCGATTTTAGATGTTCTATTTGAAGACTTAGTAACAATATGGGCCGGAATCATAGCTTTTGCAGGGGCAATAATAGGTGGGGCAATTACTTATTTAGGAGTTTATATTCAAATTAAACATAGGGAAAAAGAATTGTTCATGGAAACAGCGAATGAAAAACTCGTCAAAATTAACATATTGATTAATTCATTAAAACCCATGCTTAATAAATTTTATTTTATACGAACAACTGAAACCGATGAGGAAAAAAAAGCTGTGAATTCTCGATATTGTGTTAATGAATTTGACAGAATTCTAACTCAACATAAAGAAATTGTACAAAAATATCTACCTTACAATTTAGTAGGACAAATTGAATTCTACCAAAGGTCTCTATCTCTAGAAGGTGAGATACTGAATATTAATGAAATAGAAAAAGATGTGGAACATCTTGAAGAAATATACAACGAGATAAAAATTGAAATGTATAAGATTGAAAAGAAATATAAACAGCTTAACAAAATAGGTATCTAGCTTTGGCGTAAAACTGGCGTGTTTTTGGCGTAATATTGGCGCAGCATGACGGGAAAAGGGTTGTAATATTGTATTATGCGATAGATTGAGAACGGCTTCCGAAGGAGGTCGTTTTTTTCATTCACTAAAATTTAAAAGGAGTTGAATTACATGGCATCATTAAAAGGTGTTTCGGCGAATCCGACAAAAGCCAATCATATTCTAGGAGAGGACAAGGTCGTGCGTGTGGCTGTCAAGAATGACAATGACTATATCGCAGGTCCAAACCTTATTCCGCAGCGCAAGGTCAATGGTAAGTGGGAAACGATTAAAACCAATTCCCCGAATCCACTCAACCCAGGAGAAAAGTTGTTTGATGAATTCAGTATCAAGGAATCATTCGGGAACAAAAAAGGAACATACCGATTTAAGGTGGATGCTGAACGATATGACAAGCAGGGCAACCACGTTGAAACGATTGGTACGTTCTACACTAGCGAATTTTATATTAAATAATAATCAAAGCACCGTCTTTTGTGGCGGTGTTTTTCTATTTGCTGTAAAACGTCCCTGTCTGTTTACAAAATAAATGGCGGCTAACAAACAGGGGCGGCTTAGATCAAATAAAAAAGGAGAGTGTGGACTTATGAAATCGGGCTATGTGGTCTTAACGGATTATGATTGCGATCCCTTCATTTTGTATAATGGAGATTTTTCAGAGGCAAAAAAAGAATTTGAACGAAGAACTAACAACAAAAATGAAAACTGCTTTAACATACATCTTTGTCGAACGCTTGAGTCTTTTACAAGTGAAGGTAATAAGTGATGCCTTTAAAACGTTGTAACGTTCCCGCCTGCCGGGAATATATAGACTGGACTGAACGCTATTGTATGAAGCACCAGGGCTATGCTGATAAGCAATACAACAAAGATGTGAGATACAACAGGGAGAACGAAGCGCATTACAAATACTATCAAAGCAGAGAATGGAAATTACTTCGAGAAGCAAAGAAGCGTGAGAGTCATTACAGATGCGCTGTGTGTGCCGCAGAAGGACGTGTAAACATGTCCAATAGGTTAGTGGTCCATCATAAGCATAAAGAGCTTAGAGAGGTATTTCATGACGATATAGAGCGCAATGATTTAAACAATCTTGAAGTGCTTTGCCAGTTTCATCATAACCAAGATACATTTTCCAAGAAATGAATTATAATTAATTAATCAATTTCATTTTGAGAGGAAGATTTTGTTGCGTAATAAGTGGTTTGGACTTTTTAGACATTCCGATTTAGAAAAGCTTGAAAATTATGAGGATCATGTAGAAAGCACACTAAGTCATGAACTTATGACTATCGGTAAAAACGTTGATGCTTTATCGGAGGAGCAAAAAGAATATTATGTTGATATGATTTATGATGAAATTTCAGATTATAGAGATGACTTCCCAGCAATTATGAGGTACTCATTGTTGATCAGTATCTATACTTACCTAGAGCATGAATTAAATAAGTTCTGTCAACATTATAATGCAAAAGGATTTAAGGAGTATGATCGCAAAGAAAAGGGCATAAAACGCGCAAAAGGATTTATAAAAAAAGAACTTAATATGAATTTTCCTGACCGAACAAAAGAATGGAATTTTATTTGTAACGTAAGCGAAATAAGAAATTGTCTTGTACACGCCCAAGGCTATATAGACGAAATGAAGGATAAATCAGAAACTGACGATAAAACAGAAAATAAAGATCATATTAAGAAAAAGAGTGATAAAGAAGAAACAAAAGTTAGCAAAGCGATTAATGCATTAGGCAAAGATTTAGTTTCCGTAATAGAGGGTGCAAATAAAATTAAATTACATGAGAACTTTAATAAGGAATTTATTAAACATGTAAAGACATTCCTAGATAATTTAGATGAAATTAATGAAAGTCCCCCCGACATTTAACGGGGTGGGCTTTTTTGATTCTTGGAAATCGGCGTCCCCTCAACTTTAAAAAAAGTGTTGAAATGGAATTTTGATTTTTCCCGTTTTTTGCGGTTTTTCACTCATTCATAAAATGGCTTGGTCCTTTACAGGCGTTGAGATAGAGCGGTATTTCTCATTTGTTTATTTGCCTAAAATTAATAGGTTGGATTTTGCTGAAAGGTGGTGGTTTTTATTGGCGAGACGAAAACAAATGACGGACACATTAAAAGGGCAAATATCAAACGAAGAACGAGAGCAGCGGCAGCAGCATGAAGAAAAATTGAAAGGCATTTCGCCATTGAAAGAGAACCCGCCTTATTGGCTGTCAACAATGGCAAAAAACGAATGGATCAGAATTTACCCTCATATTATCGAGCTGCCTATTTCGGAACTGGATCGCACTTTGTTGGCTATGTACTGTAATAGTTACGCACAGTATCGACAGGCACTAGAAGATGTGGCAAAAGAGGGACAAGTCGTTTTTGAAGTAAATAGTAAGGGATTTGAAGTGAAAAAGAAAAACCCGTCTATTGAAATCATGATGCAAATGTCGAAAGAGATTCGAGCCATTGCGGGACAACTTGGTCTTGCGCTTGATGCCCGATTACGTCTAATCGGTTTAGGTGATGACAGCGAAGAAGACGATATTTTTGAGGCAATGAGGCAGGATGACGACGATTAAAAAAGACCCCGGTACTCTTTACGCTAAAAAAGTAGTAAACGGGGAAATTGTAGCAAGTAAAAAAGTCATCCAGGCATGTGAACGACATTTGCGGGATCTTGAAAAATCAAAAGACCCTAACTATCCATACGAGTACAAGCCCAAAAAAGGGGCGAAAGTTGTAAAGTTTCTTGAAATGCTGCCGGATATTTCAACGGGGAAACCTACGTCATTAGCACTTTTTCAAAAATTCATTGTCTATATGATATTTGCTTGGCGAGTCAAAGAAACAGGATATAGACGATTTACAAAAGCATATATCAGCATGGCACGTAAAGGCGGTAAATCCGTTCTTGTTGCCGGGATCGCTTTATATGAATTGCTTTTCGGTGATGCGCCTAGATATGATAGACAGATTTACACGACGGCAAACTCTCGTAAACAAGCAAAAGCGGTTTTTAATATGATTGTCATGCAACTTAAAAAGTTGCGGAATAAATCAAAACAAATTAAGAAAATGACCAAGATCATTCAAAATGAAATCCGTTTCTTGTTAGAGGATAGCATCATCATGCCGTTATCTCGTGATACAGATAACCTTGACGGCTTAAACGTATTACTTGGCATTCTTGACGAATTTCACACGGCTACAAATACTAAAATGTTAGAAGTTTTAGAGTCCTCACAAATGCAACAAGATCAAAGCCTCATTTTGATCATTAGTACAGCCGGTTTCAAATTGAATGGTCCTATGTATGCTCAAGAATATCCGTATGTGACGGATATATTGAGCGGAAAGAAAGAGAACGAAAGTTATTTTGCCGTTGTCTATGAACAAGATGACGAAAAAGAGATAAGCGACGAAAGCACTTGGATAAAAAGTAACCCGTTGCTTGAAGTTGAAAGCATGAAAAAGAAATTGCTCAAGAACTTACGCAAAAAATTGAAAGAAGCCCAGGAAAAAGACGATCTGAACGGAACGCTTGTTAAGAACTTCAATTTGTGGCGTTCTGCTTCTTCGGATAGTTTGCTTAATGGCGACGATTGGAAAGATTGTGCCATTGAGGAAAAGCCGGATATTTACGGGAAGCCTGTTTATATCGGTGTGGATTTGTCCAGGTCGGAAGATTTATCTTCACTCGGTTTTATTTATCCTTTAGAGGATGCCGAAGAAAACTTTTATGTTGATAGTCATTCGTTTGTCGGGCGTAAAGGCGGTTTAGAAAACAAGATACAGCGTGACAAAATTGACTACAAGCGGCTTGAGCAAGAAGGGTATTGCACAATAACAGACAAAGAGTCCGGCATCATTAATTTACAACAAGTGATTGATTACATGGTCGATCACATAACGAAAAATGATTTGCAAGTGAAGGGCATCTTTTATGATCCATATAACATTTCATTGTTTTTAAATGAAATTGAACAATATGGCTATCCTGCTATTGAAGTAAGGCAAGGGGTACGGACATTATCAGAACCGACGAAAAACTTTAGACTCAACGTCATGGATCAACGCCTTCTTCATACAAACAACCCATTGCTAAACCTTGCAATTAATAACGCCATTTTGAAAAAGGTCAATGATACGGTGCAGATCGACAAGGACTTGAACCGTGAAAAAATTGACCCGATCGCTGCCTTAATGAATGCATATACAGAAGCAATGTACCATTACGAGCAAAACGAAACAGATTGGGACGCCTACTATCAAAGTGAAGACTTTGGAATATAGAAGGAGGGGAAAGAGTGCCAAAACAATTCAATCATCTAATTTTAGGAGTATGGCGGTTCTTCATATCGAACCTTCATACTCTTTTATTTTTGTTAGGGCTAATCCTCATCAATACCGCCGTTTATATGGTCGGAATGATTTTGGGGATTGCGGCTAGTGGTGTTTTGCTAGTCTTTGTAGCCATTCTTCTCAACCATGAAACAGAAAGGGGGTAGAGGAAATTGGCGTTCTTTAGATCAATAAATCAACAAAGCACAGGACAAAGGGAATTTAATGAAATTTTGGTGGGCTTAGATGGTTTAAGTTATGTCCCGGCAACAGCCATTAAAAATAGTGATGTGTTCACAGCGGTTCACGTCTTAGCGTCAGACATAGCAGCAAGTCCGATCATGATTAGAAACGAAGGAATAGAAGAAAAGGATAGTGACTTGTTTCAGCTTATCAACGAGCGCCCTAACGAATATTACTCGGGGTACTCATTCAAATATATTCTTGTCGCCAATGCGCTTTTAAACGGTCAATCGTTTGCTTATATCAAACGGGATAAAGACGGCACGCCCTGGGAGCTTATTCACATGTTAAATAGCGAAGTCTCGGTTGATCAAATAAAGGGACGGAACGATATTGTTTACCGTTATTACCCTTCTGACGGAAAAGAAGCTATTTTGAAACCGTCTGACGTGCTGCATATCAAGTTTTCCTCACTGGATGGGGTAAACGGAAAGAGCCTCTTATCATGTCTCAAGCACGAACTTGAAAGCCAGGAAGCGGGCAAAAGGCTTGTCACGGACTTTTTTAGACGTGGCACAAATTTAAGCGGCATTGTAACGCTTAAAAAAGGCGTACCGTCGCCCGAAGCAAGGGAAAACTTGCGTAATGAATTTGAAAAGGTCAATTCGGGTGTTAGGAATCAACAAAGAATAGCTGTCTTGAGTGAAAACGAAGAATTTAAGCAGCTTGAAATCAGTACAAAGGTTCTTGAGATCGTCAATAACTACACGCATTCAACCAAACAAATTGCGAAAGTGTTCGGGTTACCGCCTCATAAGTTGGGGATCGAGCAAGTGAACACTTCACTAGAACAAGCGAACCTGGATTATTTGACAAACACCCTTTCAAATTACTTTGCTGCCATTACAGCGGAGTTAAATTTCAAAATGCTTTTTTACCCGGAAAGCAGGACCAAACGTTTTCAGTTTGATGCAAGACGATTTAAGGAAACAGACGCTAAAACAAAGCGAGAAAACGTCATTGCATTACTTCAAAACGGCATTTATTCGCAAAACGACGCATTAGCAGAATACGGGATTGCGCCTATTGAAAATGGAGATAGGCGCTTTATGAGTTTGAACTATGTGGATGTTGACATTATGGACGAAATCCAAAAAGCAAAGGCGAAGGGGCTTCCTATTCCTTCACTTGATAAAGGGGGTGATGATATTGGAAAAGGAGATTAGAGCCATTCAAGAGGGTTCACTAAAGGCTACAGAAGAAACCGATAAAGGCAGGATGATCACAGGTTATGCATTGAAATTTGGTACACGCAGCCGAAACCTGGGCGGCTTCATTGAAACCATTGAAAAACGAGCGCTGCAAAATGCTGATATGTCAGATGTAAGGGCGCTTATTGATCATGATCCGTCAAAGATTCTAGGAAGAACCAAAGCCGGAACACTGAAACTATCTGTGGATGATATTGGTTTGCGTTTTGAATTGTCTTTACCCAACACGCAATATGCAAACGATCTATACGAAAATTTGAGACTTGGCAACGTTTCAAATTGTTCATTCGGTTTTCATCTTGCGAAGAACGGCGACAGTTTTAAACGGGATGATAAGACAGGGCTTCCATTGCGGAGCCTAAACAATATTTCACGAATTACTGATGTTTCTATCGTCACTTATCCGGCTTATGAAGATACAGACGTATCAATCGCACAGCGGCATTTATTGCAGCATCAAAGCAGCCATTTAGAAAAAGAGAAAATCAAGTTAGAGCTTGAGCTAATTAAATTAAGTCTATAGAAAGCACTCGTACATTGCGGGTGCTTATTTTATTTGGAAAAGGAGCATGTACACATGTTAAAAGAGAAAATCCAGGAATTACGTTCAGAGATCACAAAGAGACAAACGGCTATTAATACAAAAATCAAAGAAGCTCATCAAAGAGCGGAAGAAGACAAGCTAGAAGAAGCAAAAACGATTAAAGATGAAATCACTTCTTTAAAAGCAGAGATTGAGACAATGACAGAAAAGCTAAAAGAATTAGAAGAATTGGCAGGAATGGAAGCGGAGGAAATCACAGAGGGAGCACGTGGAGGAAAAACAGGCGAAGAAAGATCATTTCCATTAGGTACGCCTCAAGTGCGCCTGGATAAAGGAATCGAAGAACAACGCCGCAGCTTTGAAACGTTTTTGCGTACTAGAGGTGAAGTCCGGGACGGTTTGACAACAGAAGGAGCGGCGGCAATTATCCCGATTGAGGTTATTACGACACCGCAGAAAACGCCGGAAGATATTGTTGACTTAGTTGAATTTGTGAATAAAGTCAACGTGTCAGCACCATCCGGCTCATATCCAGTTTTAGAAAACACAGAAACCGAACTTGTGTCGGTTGCGGAACTTGAGAAAAATCCAGAGTTAGCAAACCCAAAATTCAATAAAATTGATTGGAAAGTTGAAACGTATCGTGGTCAATTGGCTATCTCTCAAGAATCAATTGATGATTCCGGCGTTGATTTAACGGCACTTGTAGCGGATCATTTGCAACAGGTCAAACGAAACACAAGAAATACAAAAATTGCGGGTGTCTTAAAAACGTTTACAGCTAAAACAGTTACAGGAACGGACGACATTAAAAAGATTTTAAATGTTGATTTAAAGCAAGCCTATGCCCGTAATGTTCTTTCGACGTCATCCGCATTTCAATTCCTAGACACGCTAAAAGACAAAAACGGTCAATACATCTTGCAAAGTAACATTTCTTCACCATCCGGCAAAACGCTTTTCGGAAGCCCGATCAAAGTTGTTGATGATACATTACTCGGCAAAAAAGCCGGTGATATGAACATGTTTATCGGTGACTTAAAACGAGCTGCCTTCTTTGCTAATCGTGTGGACGTTGTTGCGAAGTGGGTTGAAAATGCGGTCTATGGTCAAGTCCTTTCCCTTGCTATTCGTTTCGACGTAAAGCAAGCAGACAAAAACGCAGGCTTTTATGTAACAATCAAGCCGCCAGTTGAAACAGGCGCTACAGAATAGGAGTGAAGAAATATGACCCTTGAAGAACTAAAACACGCTTTAAGAATCACTCATGACCTGGATGACAAAATGCTAGAAACCATAAAAGCGGCTTCTGAAAAGTTTATTAAAGATAGCGTCACCTTATCGAAAGAGAGGGACGCTTTTTTTATTGATAACCCTTGTTTTGATGATGCGGTCATGATGCTTTGCGGTCATAGGTACGAAAACCGATCAGCGGTATCAAACAAGAATTTACAAGAAGTGCCGTTCGGCGTTATGTCGTACATTCAACAATTTAAAGGGGAGTATCCTTCATGGACTACGGACGATTAAATACGCCGATCTCTTTTGTAAAAAAGGAAAATACAAAAGACCCTATATCCAGGGAGAACACGACCACACTAGAAAGACTTTTCACCACCTGGGCGGAACGGCGAGACCAAAAATTAAGAGAAAAGCTATCAACAGCCGGAACGGTTTTAGAGGATAGTTTGACGTTTGTTATTCGCTATCAACAAGTATCAACCATTTCCAACGCTATGCACGTACAGGACCACTTGACCAACGAGCTTTATCAAGTCATTGATATTCTGCCGAACGAGCAGGACAAAGACTTGATCAATGTCTTTGTAAAGAAGGTGAGTTGATGGCGCTTGAAGCTACTGGTTTAGAAGAAACATATAAAGCCATTGAAAAGATGGCTCGTCAAAATGTAAAAGCGGAAAAGGCTGCCGTTCTTGCAGGAGCAAAGATGATGGCGGATGGCTTGGAAAAGAACACGCCATTTGATAGCAATAGCGGCAACAAAAAACATTTAAAGTCAGATGTTTTCTATTCCAAACCAAGAGAGGACGGGGAAATATTTTCAACCGTTGGCTATGGTAAGGAAACGGCTTATAGGCTGCATTTTACAAACTTCGGAACGATCAAGCAGCGCCCGCAAAGTTTTATCGAGCGAACGATCAATGAATATGAACAACTCGTTTTATCAAAAATGCAAAGTGTTTATAGGGGGTTGCTCGGTCTATGACGCTAATGCTACCAATTCAAGAAGTAGAAATGATTTTGACAGGATCATCCGATCTGACAAGCTACGTGCCGGATGAAAAAGTCTTTCTTGTGGACGTGCCGGAGTTAGATCAAAAGGTAGATCAAGCCCCAATGATCCGCATTAATGAGCTTGAAAGCTATCGTAATGCGTATGAGGATGATCAAGCCACAGGCATAAGCGTTGATATACAAATAGATTTATGGACCGGGACAATTAAGGAAGCACAAGAAATACAACCGATTATTGATCGTTTGATGGCTTCGGCTGACTATCAGCAATACGCTTCCGCATTTGATAAAGACCCGGATATAAATTTGTATCGCTATGCCAGGCGGTTCAGAGCAAACAAAGAAATAGAAATCAATTTTTCATAGAGAGGATGAAATAAATGGCTACAACAGGATTGAGAGATATTCAAGTCGGCGTTTTTGAGGATGACGCCGCCAAAGAAGCAATCGAAGTAATAAAAGTACCTGGGGCAATTGAATCAAAATTAGAACCAAGCTCGGAAATTGCCGTTCTTTATGGGGATGATGGGGTATTTGATCAAGAAGGCTCGGGAGTTGGTGAAGCAAAGCTAGAAATCGGCGTGGCTGATCTTACAACCGAAATGAAAAACAAATTGTTAGGTGCTGAAACAATCGGCGGCTGGCTTGAGACATATGGAAAAGATACTGATCCGCCTTTCGTTGCTGTCACATTCCGGCAGAAAACAAAGGGCGGTTTTTGGTATGTTGCGCTTTTGAGGGGGAAATTCGGTATTCCATCCACAGAAGGTAAAACAAAAGAGGATAAAGTTGAATTTATCACGCCAACTATTGAGGGACAATTCATGCCCCGTAAATCTGATGGCTTAACCTATGTCATGGCGCATAGTGCAAGCCCTGGATTCACCGAAAAGGGATTCTATGATTTTGTCTTTAAAGGGATCGCCCCTAGCACTGATGGTGACAACGGAACAGCAGAAGCGCCATCAAGCACCACAACAAAAAAATAGTGTTTTCTGATAGCCAGGTAATTTATTTTACCTGGTTAAACTGGATTCATTAAAAAATATACGAGGTGTTTAATATGTTGAAATTAACAATGATTGATGCACAAACAAAAGAAGAAAAAACGTACACAAAGGATATGCCGTCAGCTCGTCAATTAAGACGTGCGCTTGAATTGCAAGCTCAAGGTGAACAAGAAAATTTAGACGCAACAACAATGCTAGATGAAATGATTGCCTATGTTGTGGACGTATTCGGGCAACAGTTTTCATATGATGATTTTTTAGACAACATCCCGTCTGACGAAACATTTCAAACCATTGCTGATGTCATTCTGCAAGTGACAGGACAAAAAAAGGGAAACGACGGCTTGAAAAAGAAAGCGGTGAAAGCACAGAAATAGAGTATTTAGAAACGTGGCAAGATTACCTAGATTCATTAGATGATATTTACGAAGATTTGATGAAAGAAGGGTACAAATATCATGAGATAGACAACATGGACTTGAACGGATTTTTACGTCTTGCGAATCGAAAAGGACAAAGCGCGGGCAGCGTTCCAATAGATCAGATTTTAAAACCAGGAGGCTTTTGAGCCTTCTTTTATTTTTGAATTTTTAAGGAAAGGAGGTAAACCATATGGCTACGGAAGGGCGTCCGATAGGTTCATTAGTCGTTAACACGACGTTAGATAGCACGGGGTTTGACAAAGGCGTCACAGCCTTGAGGCAGCAGCTTAAAACGGCACAGTCCGCAACCAAAGCAACCGCAGCCGAATTTAAAGCATTGGATGACAAGCTCGGCGAAAGTAAAAGTAAGGTGTCGGGTTTGTCGGATCAATTGAAGATTCAAGAAAGAATTGTAGATTCCTATAGACAAGCATATGAAAAGCAAGTGGAGCAATACGGCGAGGGATCAACCCAGGCGCAGAAATACGCACAACGCTTAAACTCTCAAATAACAAGTTATCGCAATATGCAAAACGCTTTAAGGCTTGCACAAAGCCAGGTTGAACGGCTTGAACGTGCCGAATCAGAAGCAGCAAACAGTGCCGACGATTTAGCAAGCAGTCATCAAAATGTATCTAATGATGTAACGGCAGCGGGGAAAGAGGTTTCCAAACTCTCAAGCATCTTAAAGGGCGGATTTGCTACGGCAGCGGTGGCGGGTACGGCAGCCATTGGAGCATTAACGGCAGCCGTTGGCACGCTTGGTGCAAAAATGACGGCTGATATACAAGCGTCACAAGGGCGTTTAAGAGCGCAGCTAGGTTTGACGGGTGATGAAGCCAAAAAGCTCACAGGAATAGCAAAAGACGTGTGGTCACAAGGATTCGGAGAGAATTTGGATGATGCCAGGAATGGTCTGTTTCAAATTAAACAAAATATCCGAACTATTGCAGACAAGGACCTTACTGACGTAACCAAAAAAGCCCTGGTTCTTGCTGATGCTTTTGATTCCGAGGTAAACGAAGTTGCGAGAGCAGGAAACAACATTATGAAAGGTTTTGGCGTGTCTGTGAGTGATGCGTTCGATCTCATGACATATGGAGCGCAAAACGGATTGAATTTTTCAAACGAAATGTTCGATAACCTGTCCGAGTATTCAACGTTATTCGGGAAAATGGGTTATTCAGCACAAGAATATTTTCAATTACTGGTCAATGGAACAAAAGCGGGCGTATACAACCTGGATTACGTCAACGACGTTATGAAAGAGTTTCAAATTCGAGTCAAAGACGGTTCAAAATCTACCAATGCCGCCATGATGGATTTGTCCAAACCAACTCAAAAGATATGGGAAAATTTCTTGAAAGGTAAAGGAACTGTTAAAGATGTTTCAAATGCCGTTTTAAAAGAGTTGAAAGGCATGAAAGACCAGGTGGACGCTAACAATATCGGCGTGGCTCTTTTCGGGACAAAATGGGAGGACTTAGAGGCTGACGCCATGTATGCCTTGGGCGGCATTGATGGGAAAATCGGTGACGTAAAGGGCAAAGCTGACGAAGCAGGGGCGGCATTGCAAGATAATCTAGGCACACGCTTTAAAAAGATTGGGCGTCAAGCGCTATCAGCACTAGAGCCAATAGGAGGCGCAGCAGCTACATTTCTTGAGAAGGCATTTAATATTGCTGATCCGATCATGAAACAAATGTCCAGCGCTGGCAATACAGTAAAACAGGCAATGGCGGGTATTTGGGGCATATTGCAAGGTGAGGGAAGCGCTGAACGCTTAGAAGGGTACGGCATATTATCGCAGCTTTTCCCGCCTGGCGTGGTTGATATGATTGTCAGCACCACTGATACAGTGAAAGGCGTAATAGATACTATTAAAAATTCATTTAAGAGTATGCAGCCGACTTTCCAGGCAATAGGCGGCATTTTGATGAATGTATTTGTTACAATGGCGCCAATTGTAAAACAAGCCCTGGGCGGCATCTTGTCATTTATCGGACAGCTTGCCGCAGTGTGGGGAACATTTTGGAAAGAAAACGGCGGTGTCATTACACAAGCCTTACAAAATATATGGTCCGTTGTTCAATTTGTCATGCCCGCAATTATTGCCATTATCAAAAGCGTTTGGGGCAACATTAAAGGGGTTGTCATGGGCGCAATGCAAGTGATACAAGGCGTCATAAAATTCTTCTCGGGTTTGCTAACGGGAGACTTTGGCAAGATGTGGGAAGGCATTAAAGATGTGTTTTTCGGCTCGATTAAAGCGATATGGAATTTTGTTCAGTTGTCCTTTTTCGGAAAGATTCTCGGGATTGCGAAATCACTAGGGAAAGGGCTATTAGGCATCTTCCCGAAAATGTGGTCTAGCATTGTCGGCTTCTTTAAAAATGGTGCTGCAAACACCGGGAAAATGGTCACTTGGCTTAAAGACAAAGCCGTTTCAATTGCAACAAGCATGAAAGATGGCATGGTCAAACGTTTTTGGGACATTGTAGACGCAGCCAAAAAATTGCCGGGTAAAATCGGTAATGGAATTAAAAACATGGCATGGGAGGCGCTAAAAGGCGTCAAGGCATTAGCAAATAAAATGAATGACAAACTTTCCTTTGTTGTGAATGGTGTTATCGGTGGCGTTAACTGGGTTCTTGGTAAAGTGGGCGTGCCTAAAGAAAATCAAATACCGGAATGGACACCGCCGAAATATGCAAAAGGGACAGGCGGTCATCCAGGAGGACCCGCCATTCTAGGCGACGGAGGAATGCAAGAACTGTTTATCACGCCTGGCGGTCAAATGGGGCTGTCTCCTTCAACTGACACAATGATGAACCTTCCAAAAGGAACCGAGGTATTATCGGGACCTAAAACGAAAGCATTGTTTGATGACGTGCCATTTTACAAAGATGGTACAGGCAATGGCGGTAATTTCATTTCTAGTCTTTTCGGTAAAGTGAAAGACCTGGTACTTGATGTGTCTGACTTCATTACAAAGCCTAGCAAGCTACTGAATACATTACTTCAAAAAATGGGGATCACGACCCCGAGCATGGCAGGGGGCTTTGGTCAGATCGTCAAAGGCAGCTTTTCTTTTATCAAGGACAAAGCGGTTTCCTTTATTAAAAACAAGATTAAAGACTTTGGTTTTGTTCCTGGTGAGGGAGGCAGCGCAGCAGTAAAAAAGTGGGTTGCTCAAGCTATTGCAATTAAAGGAATTTCCCCATCTTTTTCAAAAGCGCTTGAAACAATCGCTATGAAAGAGTCGGGCGGAAACCCTACAGTCGTAAACAATTGGGACAGCAACGCAAAAGCGGGGCATCCGTCCCAGGGGCTTATGCAATTCATTCCGTCTACCTTTGCAGCAAACAAAGAACCAGGTTACGGAAATATTAAAAACCCTGTTCACCAGGTTCTCGCGGCTATCAACTATTTGAATAGTCGGTATGGCGGAATCAACAAGCATCCTGGTTTAGTCAACATGAGAAAAGGCGGCAAGTACATTGGCTATGATAAAGGCGGTATCATTACCCGAAATCATACGGCAGAGGTCCACAAAGGGGAAATGATTTTACCTTTAAGGCAATTCAGAAGAAACAGAGCTATGCAGGTGCTTGCTCAAGCTAATCGAATGGTTGGCTATCAGCCCGAGCAGCCAGGGCAAGGATCAACAAATGTTATTGTTCAAAATGATAGTGCCGAGGCTATTAAGCAGCTAGAAAACAAGTTTGATCAAATGATCGGCTTGTTGACACAGATCGCCATGAAAGACACCACGATTAATGTTGAGGGACTAAACAAGTACAATATGGATTTACTCAAAAATAGGCAGCGTAGGGGAGGGTTTGCGACTTGAGCTATGAATTTTATACGGATTACGGGGAAGGGCTTCAATTGATCAGCAAGCGCCTTCCCTTTTTACGTTGCGTAAAATTTACGCCTGTGTCGGCTTCTATCGAACGTCAAACGGCAGTAGTGGCAAATAGACCAGGATTAAAACAAACGTCGAAAAAAGTCCGTTTCAAAGAAAGAAAAATCAAAGCACGATTTTATATTAAAGCAAAAAGCACGGATCAGTTTAATAGATACAGGGCGGCGCTCACAAGGGAGCTAGTAAGAGAAGAACCCTATTACATTAGTTGTTCTTTTTCTCCTGGCATACGCTACCTGGTGACGTGTGATGATGAAATCGAAATCGAAAAAGATGACGGGAAAAATTATAAAGAAGTTGATGTGGAATTTACCGCAGGGCTAGGGCTTGGAGAAACCGTCTTTAATACTGAAAAGCCCTTGAATTTGAACGGAGAGTATTTTTATCTCGGGATGAATTTGCCGAGTCAAGATGATCTGAAATACCGTTTCACGTCCAAGACGTTCAAAGTCTACAACGCTTCTGATGTGACAATTGATCCTATTGACTTTGATTATAGCGTCACAATGTATTTAACAGGTAAGGACGTGAAGATACGCAATGATGCCACGAAAGAGGCGTTAACGATAAGGGGATCAGTTTCCAAAAAGCAAAAAATCATTATCACAAGACAATATGTCATGATTGATGGGAAAATGGCGGACACGACCGGGCGCTTTCCGAGCTTGCGCCCTGGCTTTAATCCATTTGAGATCGAAGGCGCATCCAGTATTGATATACGATTTGTCTTGCGCTTTTACTATAAGTAGGTGACATGTGATGAATCAATTATTTGTACAGTCAAAGCACGATCCAACAAATAAAGTACCTTTGGAACACGTAGAACCCGAAGTCTCGGATAAATTAGACGGCACAAAGCAATTGTCATTTCAATGTTTGCAAATACCCGAGACTGAACTTGCTTTCGATATGCTTGTAAATGACAACATTTTGCTTATAGATGAGATCGAGCATAAAGCGCAGCGGTACATTATTGTCGAGGATGAAAAGCGTACAGAAAACGGTGTGTCATTCCGAAATGTGGCGGCTGATCATATGTATATTGTTCGTCTGACATTTAATCAAGTTGACGAAGAAATAAACGGAGAAATAGACATAGACACAGCGCTTAAACACGCTTTAAAAGGGAGCGGCTTTTCATATACCATCATGCCGGATGCTAAAGGCTTGAAAGCCAAACTAGAAGGATTCGGCAAGAAGAAGTCGTTAGAGCTGATGAACGATCTTATATCGGCTTTTGTTGTTGAACTTGATGTAAACAACGATCATATTTACGTGTATAAAGAAATTAAAAAGCGGATCAATTACAAATTAGATACCAGGGCGAATATGAATACGATTAGTGTTAAAAGCAGCTTGTCGGAATCTTTCACCCGGATAAAGGGTTATGGCAAGGTAAAAGAAGAAAAGGACACAGCAAGTGAGGAAACTAAAGGCTATGATAGTAAATCGGGGAAATGGAAAACAAACAGTGATTTAAACGCCATGTATGCGGAGGATGTTGGACAAACGTTCTCTTTTAAATTCAAAGGAACAGGCTTCAGCGTGAAGCTGATCAAAGAGAAATTAGGCGGGAAAATCACATTCAACATAGATAAAAAGACAAACAAAACATTCAGCACGTATAAAGACACAGGCAAAGAAAGTCATGTGGTTGAAACGGTTGACGTGATCCGAGGTCTTGAGGATAAAGAGCATACAGTCGTTGCTACATTCAAAGGAAAAGATAGCAAAAACCCGAACACGAAAAAAATGAAAACGGGTTTCCGGGTGAGCGTGCCTAACGGGAATTTTATTGGTCTTTATCGGACCTTTAAAAATGATGAAAAGTACATGTTCCCACCTGTGACATATATTCACCCCGACGAAAAACTATTTCTTGTAGACGGTCGCCCGAGAGTAGCAGAAACAATTTACGAGGATTCCATTTCAAAAAAAGAAGACATGGAAAAACTTCTGAAAGGGAAAATTGATCCTTATCCAAAATTAACAATAGAATTGGATTTTGAAAAAGTGTATGATCCGAAGCTCGAAGCGATTGAGGACAATATTTCCAAAGGAGCTATTATTCCAGTCATTGCCGATACAGCTTACGGCATCCTGTTTGAAGGAGAGGTAAGGGTACAGGAGATCAAATACAACCCTCTTAATTTGGACTTAAAGCCGTCTGTCACGCTGACGAATTATCGTAAAGACATTATTGACTATCAACTAGAGCAGACCGTCGCAATGAAAAAGCAGCGGGATTTAATCAAGAAAGAGATAGCCGAAATGCTTGAGGCTCAAAAGAGCATAGCAAGCAGCACGCAAAGCCAATTGAATAATATCAATATGAAGGTTTCCCAGGATTTGAGTTTGTCATATTCAAGTGTTACGAAAACCTGGTCAATTGATGATAGCAGCGTTGACGGTGCGGAAATTGACGAGATAGGGAATACCATTGATATTGATATAGGAATTGACATAAAACCGAAAAGTCCCAGGGCGGGAGTTGATTTTGATTTAAGTTTAAAAGGGATTACGGCAGGCGCAACCGTTGATACGACCAACCCAAGCGGCATGAATATTATGCTTGCTAAAGGTGGGCAAAGGATCAGCCCAACGGCTGCCGATTTACCAAACGGCGCACAAATTAACATTTCATTTTACTTAGATAGCTGACGGGAAACCGTTGGCTATTTTTTATGGAAGGAGCTGATAGAATGGGAAGGTTTAATTTATTGAAAGTCTTTAAAATTGGCAAGAATGCAGAGTTTGAAGATAACCTATCGCAAAACGCAAGGTCCACGGAAAACGCTTTGAATCAACTGGACATAGAAATCAAAGAACATAAAGCAAGCGATAAAGCCCACGAAGCGGCAAGCATCATCCACAGAGGGAAAAGCGTCGCACATTGGCTCAATAGTTATTGGTCACGACTTGTTAATCTAATTGTCAATCATGACGGCAACGATATAAAAGAGGTTGTGGACGGAAGGGTTTCACTTGATGCGACCATTCACCCGACTTTGAATGATCGGCTTGAATATGACTTTGATCAAGTGTATAAACGCTTTGATTTTTTGCCGGATATAAATGTTATTTTACTTGGAGCTGATCCGACAGGGAAAAAGGATTCTGCCCCAAGTATACAAGCTGCACTTGATCGTGCGAAAGGCGGTAAAAGCGTAAGGGTATATATTCCCCCAGGCACTTATAAATTAGGTGCGCCATTGATCAATTGGGGAAATACGTTAGTAAGTGCAAGAGGTGCGACCCTTTTAAATTATTATGGTAGATATATGATGACAAATGGTGATGGATCGACTGAATACTATGCTTACAACGGAAACGGAAATATTGTAATTGAAGGCGGCTTATGGGATTGCCGAGGAACAAAAATTTCAATGCGAAGTAACTGTTTTTCATTCGGACACGCCAGTAATATTTTGATTAAAGAAGCGACGTTTAAAGACGTGCAAAGTTATCACGCTGTAGAATTTAACGCATGTCGTCATTTCAAAATTGTTGATTCAAAATTTATCGGGTTTGTTGATCCTGATGGAACAAGGTACTTCTCCGAGGCAATTCAAATAGATTTAGCACAAAGAAAAGAAGTATTCGGCGCTTTTGGTGCTTATGATTTTACTGTCTGTAAAGATGGTTTAATTGATAATTGTTATTTTGGGGCATCCGGCACAGCTGGTACGCAAGCATGGACAAGAGGCGTCGGTTCTCATTCGTCCACAATTGATTATTGGCACGAAAATATTACGGTTCGCAATTGTACGTTTGATGATATTGATGGATGGGCAGTGCGTGGATATAACTGGTTGAATACAACTATCACCGAGAATACGCTTCGTAATTGTCGTTTTGGCATTACTGTAAGCGCCATTGATCCAACCAACCCCGCACATACAAAGAACGATAAATTTGAACAGCTTTCAAAATCACAAAAGTTTTATCATGTGGTTATTTCCAATAACACCATTTTGAAAACACGTGCCAATGAAGGGATTTATGTACGTGGGATCGGTGAAGATGGTTTTGTAAGAAACGTGAATATTGTTGGAAATATTATCGACGGAGTAGATGGACCGAATCAAGCGGCAATTAGATTAGATTCTGTTAGAAATGGCGTTGTTGTTGCCAATCAATTATCTAATACTTCCGGTGACGGGGTGAGAATGAATGATTGTGTAGGTGTCAACGTAGGAGATAATCAGATCAGCTTTATCGGTCGGGACGGAATTGCAGCGTTTGGAGAGTCTACCCTTCTAGTGATTAACGGAAATAATATCCGACGTCCTGGACGCTATGGTATTGAACAGTCGGGCGTTTTAATTGCATCCATAACAGGCAATTTAGTCACTGGTGCAGGCTACAACAAGCATGGTGAATACGAAGCGATACGGATCGCAAATGGCGCACGTGACATTTTACTTGCAGGAAACACATGTAGGTCGTTATCTTCCCTTAGTAACCTAGCAAGGGCGGGTATTTATATTACTGATTCAGCGAAAAGAGTTGTTAGATACGGAAATGTTTGCCGGGGAGATTGGACCATAGGCGGCATTGTTGATAATGCGCCGGACACAATCACAGACGCAAAGGATGTGGCATGATGTTTTTAGTTATGGGAAATGAAAAAATAGAGGTTGATTCTGTCATTCTATCAAAAAATGAGTCGATCACGGGCTACAACAGCGAAGGGGAAAAAATAATTCGTCTTGAGGGTGTAAACTTTGAAAATGTTTACTTGGAAGATTCAGAAGGTCAAAAGGTTGATTTTCCTGTAGAGCAAACAACAAACCCTAGCGATATTGAAGAAATGAAAAATACTATCAAGGAACTTAATGAAAAAGTACAGCAGCTAGAGGAAAAAGAAAAGGTGGAAAAACATGACCAATCAGTTATTTAAAAATGGCGTGCTGCCTTTCGTGGTTGACGCCTATGATCAAAGCGTGTACGATTCAAAAATTGTTTTTTCGACCCAGGACATAGGCACAGCAAAGTTAGTCTTTCAAATGCGTAAAGATGGTGTGCCACTTCCGTTGTCAGCGGTTGACGGAAAACTCGTACTAAAATTTGCAAATGGATCGAAAAACATTCGGAATATCACTCTTATAGACAAGGTTGAGGGAATAGCTGAATACGTCTTAGATAATGACGAAATCAAGCTATACGGCAAGGTCCAAGCGTCATTAAACTTGTATTATCGGAACGGGCAAGCCTTGTCCATTCACGAATTTACTTTCGATATACAACGAAATTTAATTGACCAGGACATTGCCCCGGCAGCGGAGTTTTATATTGATGATTTTCAATCGTTGAAAAAACAAATTGAACGTATGGCAGCGGAGCTTGAAGCCGACATACAAAAGCGAACTGACGATATGCAAGGAAACATTGACGAGATCACGAAAGAGCTTCAAGAGCAGCTCGACAAAATGAAAGAGAAACTTGACGATCTCGAAGCGCTTGAAACCAAACAAGGCGCACAAGATAAAGTAGACAAAGCCCTTGCAGCAGCTAAAAAATATACGGACGATCATGCAACAGATCAAAAAATACATGTGACCGAAGATAAACAAAAAGCGTGGGACGCAAAAGAAACAACTTCCGGCGCTCAAACTAAAGCTAATAAAGCTTTGAGTGACGCAAAATCATACACAGACGAGTTATCCAAAAAAGCACAGATGTATAAATTGACTACTGATGCGGGTTTTAGGCAAGCAGTGCCAACCACAATCGGAGGTACTAATTTGTTCGAGTTACCTCCCGGTTTCTATTATGGCGCAGGTCAATATTTTACGAATCTTCCAACCACAAATGATACATCTTGGTTTAACGTTGATGTATTTACAACAGGTATTAGGAAAAACTTTCATGTCATCCGTAGCGCTGATAATACACATTGGTTTGGGACAATTCATACTGATGGTTCTTTCAAAGGTTGGAAACGAATGCTAACAGATACTGACGCAAACAGTAAATGGGAATATCCGACCATTGTGAACGGTTGGAAAACCTATAAAAGTGAAGTCAATAATGATTATCGGGTTCGTTACACAAAGGATGCATTTGGCTGGGTACACATTACCGGAGCAATAGCAGGGGGAACGCTAGGCGACGTGGCGGCATTTGTGTTAGATGAAGGGTATAGACCATCAACACCTTTATATAACGTTGGTTTAGCCTCTAGCACAGGCGGAGCAAGCGGTCCACAAATATGCCGCCAGTACATTGCAACTGATGGGCGCTTTTGTATTCAGACAACTTCAAGTAACACCGAGTTTATCGTGGTTAACTTTTCATTTAAGGTTTAAGGAGGCGTTTTATATGATACCTATTTTTCAATATGATGAGAATTTTATCTATGTTATTGGGGGAGATTTGAAAATAACAGAAGATGAAGAAATTCCGAGTGGTTATACTGACGTGCCGCCGGAAGAAGGGCTATATAAAGCGAAATTTGATCCAAAGAAAAAGATGTGGTTTGAATCAGCTTCTAAAGAGTATATAGAGAGCTTGCAGCCAAAGCCGCAGCCGTCAGAAATGGAGATCATGCAAAAAGAAATAGCCGAACTTTATTACTTGCTTGCGGTAGGTGAAGCATCATGAATATTTGGTTTGAAAGAATCAAAGGTTTTTATGATCGTGAATTATGGTCAAAAGAAATGGTATATAACACAGTAGCAGCGGGGAGAATCACCCCCGAACAATATGAGCAGATCACAGGTGAGCCGTACGAGGTATAGGCTTATTTTTTATGGCGGGAGTAGGTGAGTATGGTGGAAATGGATTTGGCGCAGTATTTGATGACACAAGGACCGTTTGCGGTTCTTTTTTGTTGGGTGTTGTTTTATGTCCTCAATACAACTAAAGAGCGTGAGAACAAGCTAAACGAACAAATTGACGCACAAAATGACGTACTAGCAAAATTCAGTGAGAAATATGACGTGGTAATCGAGAAATTGGATCGTATCGAAAGAAACCAAAAATAAAACGAAAAGAGGAAATTAATATGAAAAACTTTGACAAAGGCACGGTCGTTCGCACAGTGCTTCTTTTTATTGCACTAATCAACCAGGCGTTAATTATGTTTGGCAAACCTGTTTTGCCGATCAGTGAGGACCAGGTAAACACATTAACAGAAACTTTATATCTTGCCTTCTCAATGGTCTTTACGTTAGTAACAACCCTTGTCGCATGGTACAAAAACAACTATGTGACAAGTCGAGGGAAAGCCCAAAAAGAAGCGCTGCAACAAAAAGGATTAACAAAATAAAGAGCTGCCCCAGGCGGCTTTTTTAAATACTAAAAAACAATTTTAAGGAGTAGATGAACAATGGTAAAAATCATTCAAGACTTCATTTCAAAAGGGAATAAAAATCGACCAGGCAACTATATGAAGCCTTTATATATTACAGTTCATAACACAGCCAATACGTCAAAGGGCGCAGACGCAGCAAGTCACGCTAATTTTGTGAAACGCTCATCCACGGCGGTGAGCTGGCACTACACTGTAGACGAAAATGTGATCTATCAGCATTTACCGTTAAACGAAAACGGTTGGCACGCAGGAGACGGCAGAGGAACGGGCAATATGAAGTCGATCGGCATTGAAATTTGTGAAAATGCAGACGGCAATTTTGAGAAGGCGGTCGAAAATGCTCAATGGTTAATTCGCCAGTTAATGCAGGATCAAGGGATTCCATTAGCAAACGTTGTGCCGCATAAGCATTGGAGTGGGAAAGAATGTCCCCGCAAGCTGCTTAATCGTTGGGACAGCTTCAAAGCCGGGATCGCCGTTGCTCACACAAATAAAAAGCCGACTGTTAAACCAACAACAGCAGCACCATCCAAAACAGCAGCTTCCAAGCCTGCTAAAAAGTCATACAACCTGCCTACTGGCATTTTAAAAGTTACAAACCCTCTTACAAAGGGATCAGCAGTAAAAGCCGTACAAGAAGCCCTAGCGGCGGTTTACTACTACCCGGATAAAAAGGCAAAAAACAACGGGATTGACGGATATTATGGACCGAAAACAGCGGATGCGGTCAAGCGATTCCAATTGATGCACGGTCTTGCCGCCGACGGCATCTATGGTCCGAAGACTAAAGCAAAGCTCGAAAAAGCATTAAAATGAGTAAAACCCCTGTCCTTTTTAGGATGGGGGATTTTTTTGTATGTTGATTAGTAACATCGAATAAGTAAACTTTCTGAAGTATAGTTAAATATCCTAAAGCATTTGCACCTATAAAAAAACATACATATTCCCATATATATTTTATGTATTTGTTTAAATCCCTTTTGGTTAATTCGATCTAAGTAATATATTGTATTCAATACCATAATATTCTATAATTAACACTTGAAAGATCGTTAAAGTGTTGATTATCAAATTACGAGTCTAGGTCGTAATTTTTTAATAATACAATTCAAAGGGGAAACAAAATGAAGAGATTTATAACAAGTTTGAAAATCTTTGTTGCTGTCCTATTATTGTTTGCGATCACACCCATTGTAGCAACCGCAGAAGAAACTAACGATCAGTATTTAACGTTTGAAAAAGCAACGGATATTGTAACAAATGAAGACATAGAAAATTACAAGGCTCTAAGTGAAGAAGATATTATTGATCAAAAGACAGCAATTAGTGAGGGTTATGATGAAGGTGATGTTTTATCAAAAGAAGATACCTTATTTTTATTAACTCAAGCAGTTGTTGAACGTCAGGAACAAAACGAAGAAATTTCCACTAAAGGGATTAAATCATCAAAAAGTTTCACTGTTTCTAAAAAGAAATATGGAACAAAAGTGACTGTAAAAGGTACAATGTATCAAAATATTGCATTCCTTGCAGGTACATCATCGTATCGCGGGAATATAATAGCGACTCGAAACAGTGGAAAACTAAAACAAGTCTCCCTTAAAACGTATCATGATTCATTCGGTATTATAGGGTGGGGTGGAGGCTTTCCATCTATCGGTAAAGTATATGGTGGAAAAGTGAGTCATAAAAAGGTTGCTAATGCCAAAAGATATGCAATGGATAAAACACACCGTTACAATTCTATTATTCCAGCATATACAACTATGTGGACAAAAGCATCTGTGGTGACGAAGTCAAACAATGCGTATGATGTAGCTTCTAAAACATGGTCTAAATGGCATTAAATCTTTATGAAAGGAGATAGTAAATATGCCTTGGAATACGATTATTGGGGTTAGTCTATTTGTGGTTATACCTGTAGTCATAATCGCAGCAGTAATTTATTTTATTAAAAGAAAGAACACGAAAACATCTAATAGCTGA